CTAATTTTGGTGAGAAATCACATTCCCGGGAGTACCGAGCTAGGCTACGCAAACGACACGCGAATTTATTTACTGCGGACACCTACTATCAAGCCTCATTCGGGCAGCTCGCCCACCAAAACACTTCCATAATTATCTCATCTTTCGGAGAGCGAACCCAACTGTACTTTTGAGTCGCTTCGACCGGTTTGTCCTGTTTTCCTTCAGGGTTCAGATTTTAAATAAGAACTGGCACCTAACCTTAATGGCACCAATAATGTGATAATTGCTTCTTTAACATACATCACATACAAGCAGGTTGATCTATCGTTATATCAACAACAACGCGCAATACGCTTTACGATCAGCTGGTATTTCATTCCGTTCTAACTACACGAACCTAGAAAATTCCAAAAGTAGAATGTATCTTTCAGTTTGAATGGGTAACCTTTACTAGCAGTATTTCTCAAACACCCACCGAACTTTGTTTCGTACAAAGTCGCTAAAACGAACTATTCTTAATTAATCGCCAAAATAGAGAAAAAGCAAAACAACAAGTTAAACAACTTGAAAATGAATTGTTGCATAGTACTGAAAAGTTCCAGCTGCTCCTGTTGGTGTAACTTCAACCCTAAAGGTGTCACCAACGGCTGCTGTAACGTAAGCTGTTTGGAACAGTGGCATTTCCTCACCTCCAACAGCACCTCCAACTGCAAATGATGGAGTAATTGTTTGTAAATCAGCACTATTTTGCTGGAATGACATCGTTCCAGCAAACGCTTCATTTGTATTATCATGAAAACCAACCCACACATGGACCAGGTAATTTCCTGGTGGTAACGTAAAATTACCAGTGGGATCTTTGGTTATTCCTAGAGGATTTTGAACCTGGGTCCCAAACACAATAGTGTCTGCACTTCCAGATCCAGTTGCAGCTTCATTCCCATTACTATGCCACCAAGCAATAGTATTATTTGCAGGTGCTGCAGACGCCTCAAGAATTGGTTTTTCCAAAACAACAGTGTAATTAACGTGCAACTCACCAACTTCCGTATTTGATAAAATTCCTTGGGTTGCAATGTTAAAATTTCCAAGATCATAAGTTTTAATATCAGAAGAGCCAGGTAATCCTGCAACTCTTATATATTTAGCAAGCGAACGCGGGAAACGCATATCAGCTCCAGCTAAATTTAAAGCAAAACTTTGACATGGCATCGCATCAGAATGCGGCACTGTATCTTCCATTTGTTGTTTAGTTGTTGGTGCAGGGTCAGAAGCATCAAAATCAAATGACATAATCACCTTACCAGTTTGTCCGCCTTGAGCAAACTCAGAAACTTCTTTCTTGTAAATGAAGTTCAACCGAGTAAATTGATAACGCTCAAAATTTTTCGCAATTGTGGACAACCAAGGAAATGTTCTTGAATTTCCTGGATTAACTGAATAAGAAGTCACATTGAAATTTGGCTGGTTGGCAACAGTCACAGCTCCAATAAATTCAGATTCAGAGATCGTCATTTGTGACTTGTTTCCACTTCGCGAAGAAGTGTTTCCAACACCTACCTGTCCCACCCTTCTAGGTCCCCTTCTTCCAGCTCTTCTTCTTCTACGAGAGCGGTTTACGGTACGACCAACAGGCACTGACGCTGCTTTAATGACAATAGCTTTACCAGGCTGAACCTGGCGAGCACGACGTTGTCTTCCCCGTCTTGCTCTTTTATTTGCTTTCGTTCCTTGAACAGATAAAGCGGAGTTCATCTCTACTTTATTTGGCGTTGTTCCTTCTTGCTCTCCAAATAAAGACTGTGGCCTTAATACGACTTTTCGTCCAGTAAAAAGGGCATACAAAGTTTGATCATTTTGAATTCCCGCTTTTGCAACAATCCATCGTGCATCATTACACAACACATCATCATACTTCAACAACAACCAGGCAATTAACTGGCGACAAAACTTCCTAAAGGGCAAGTCAGTCCAGCCAATTTGCAACAAATTTGTAACACGTTGCAATGTTGTTTCTGGTGTTAAATGAGATGTTGGTGCATAAAGAATTGACTGCATCAATTTGTTTCTATCATACAATGGAACAGCCATACCATCCATAAATACGGTATGAGCTGATAAAAAGTCGAGCTCTTCTGGTCTCCGAGGCTCCAAACTATCAGTTGTGGTAATTATTCCAAGCAACTTCCAACTCTCAATAACAGCTGGTCCATTGTAAAACTCATGTCCTGAGTCAGAAACTGTCCAAGTATTGTCATCCCCTAATAAAGCTTTCGCTGTATGGTCCTCAAAACTAACATAATCATTCATTTCAGGAGGACTCAACTTAATCCACGCAAAAGCCATCATAGTATACAAGATCAAAGTATTATCAGATACCGTATTTACTGAACCTGACGGATTTCCGAGCTTTTTCAACATCAAAATTCCATCAGGAGTTAACATCATAGTATTAATCAAGTTCCGATAGTAAACACGTAATCTATGAAAATTTTCCTTAGTTTGATCTTCTTGTCTTAAACAAGACCAGCGAAACTTCGCACAGCCCCACATCAAAAATGTCCTCAAACTGGAATCATACTGGGTTTCATCAAGTGCATAACCCTTGTCAAAAACAGACAATTTACAGTATAATTTATGCCAGTTACCCTTTAAAGGTGACATTCCAATTGCTGAGGCAGTTTTTAGGTGCGAATCATACATCTTCTCATTCATATCTGCAAAAAGGCGAGTCCCGTGCACAGTAGCATCAGTGGCTCCAGCCGCAAATGTTCTCTGAGAGTTTTCCTTTATTTTCTCCACTGGTCGTAACTCTTCTTTTAATGAGGAAGAAAAGATTGTTGTCCACAAATCATCATGGCCCAATAATTCCCAATCTTTATCCAACCATTCCTCAATATCGGGGTCTAACTCAAAAAGCTCACGTTTCGTTGGATAGAGCTGATTAAAAGGACTTCCTGAGGAAGTGCTCATATCCAATTTACTAACAGCTTCTTCCCGCGTGAGTACTCTACTTTCACACATATATGGGTAAAACTGTCGTGACGTCCATTTCCATGCTTTATTCAGAGCAGCAACATCATCATCACACATCAATACTTCACTCTTTCCATACTTGGCAAGTGATTTATATGCTGCTTCTCCATTTGGAATGGGAAGATCCCAACTTTTCTCATACTTTATGTTTTCCTGATCCATAAACAATTTTACTTGTGGATCAAATCCTCGCTTATTTTTATAACGTGGAAAACGACCTATTGAGGCAACAAGAGAAAAGTGATCATCACTAATCCACTTTTCGTGCATATCGCTAATATACCCGCTAGCCCATATTTTCTGGCAACCATCTGGCTTAACATATTTTTCTGGGTAGCGCATCCAGAATTGGTTGCCTTTCTCTACCAATTTTATGGGGAGTGGGGGCGCAACTGAAAATCCAAACCGCTGTGTACGCAGTTTCTTCCCATTTTTGAGAACTCTACCATTTCAGTTGTAACTTGTTCAAATTTTCCAAAATCTTTTCCATTTCCATGAGTCCAGAATCCAACAATTTTTCCATCAACATCCAACACAGGAGATGTGCAATCACCATCTCGAGTTGGCGCATTACACCATCCTTTTGGAGACGCAAAACCAACAACCGAATCGGGTGACTTTTGCGTACCATTTCCATAACCATAAACAGTGATTATAGCTGCATCCTCAAGCACTTTAAAGGCTGAGGTTTTAAAAGGAGATGGGTATCCACTAACAGGAAAACATGCCAACTGATCACCAAACACAACAATGTCTTTACCAGACAAGTCAAATGTGTGTTTATCATTAACAGCACGATACTTTGTTGAAATGTCCTCAGAAATCGCATGCAAAACAACCCACAATTTATCACCAACATGGGTGGCAGTACACAAATAAGTACTTTCGCCATCAACCACACGATAAAATTTATAAACACCAGCATACAATGCATCAGTGTTAAAAGATTGGGGTTTTGCAACAGCATAAGCCTTTTTGGCATTTTCTAGAAAATCACGAATATCATTAGCTTTAGCAGTGATGGGCTTTCTAGAAGCCTGGATCTTACGACGAATTTCAGGTTCATCGATTTTTCGCACAGGGGGCACCTGCACTTCTGACTGTGGTTTTGCAGATCTTACAGCAGAAAATTTTGTTTTCTTTTCAGGCACATACATACGAGGATCTTCATAATACATTTCATAATCATCCTCAGGCTCTTCGTACCTCTCATCATCTGGGGCTTCAAGTTCTTTCTCCACTTCTGCTCCCCCGGATTCAATAACAAATCTTTTCTTGTGCTTTTTCCCACCTTGTCCAACATTAGTCTTACGTTGGCCACGTCCACGCTTATTCTTTCCCTTTCCTTGAGTCGTGGCAGTCAGCTCTTCATCATTTTGTTGTGGTCCACCACTTCGTGTTCCTGCATAAACAAATAATGCAAACACCATTAACGTAGCCGCCATCTTCAACTTCGGTTGTATACTAGAACGGTACTTTGCAAACCATTCAACAAAACGGTGTGGGGAATACCAAGCAGGTCTAGGAGGACCAAAAACAACTTGTTTTGAATGTGTTGGTCCAATAGCATTTCCATCTTTGTCGAAAGTATAACTCTCAACATCATTAACTTCTAAAACATCAAACTCATCAGCCATTTTTGTGTGCATACTGGTGGGCATGGTTTTCTTGGCCTCACGGTGAAACCAAGGGAAGAAACGTTCCCCTGTATCCATAACAGGATTTAAAACACCAATCAAGATCCAATTCCATCCATCAGAAAAATACGCCACACAAATATCTTTTAGTTCACAGGCCATGGCTTTCCATTCAATCTCATTAATGCCATCCCTCTTCTGCTTTTGACCCCATTCCCAATAACCCTGAGGTTCTAAATCTACTTTATGTTCATGCTGGATGCGTTCCTTTTTAACATAACAAGGTTTTTCTTTCTTCACCGCTTTACGTTTATTCATTGCCACTTGGCGTTCCATTTCAACGATATCATCTTCAAAAGTAAAAAGGGGACGGATTTTTTCCATAAACATATCAAGATTCATAATCTCGTCCCTATATCGAACAACCAAATTACGCCAATTCTTCAATTTTTGTACTTCCATTGCAAACATGTTGAGATCCAACATCTCAACCTCTTCAACAGTTCCAGGCAAAACATAATAAAGATCAGGATCTTCCGCATTACTTCCATATTCAATGATGCGAACAACCTTTTGATCAACCAAAACACCATCATATTTCTTTTGCTCACCTCGTACTTGGCGGGCAATATCACAGGTCTTTTGGTATAAAGGAACATCTTCTTCTTCACTTGAGGCTTCCTCAACATCAACTCTATCAGATGTTGTGAACTTCTTTTTAACATCACGGACCTTTTTAGCGGCCTCACGCAACTCCATTGCCTCCTCAAGGTCATCATCCACATTTAAGTCATCAAGACGTTTTCGCCATTCATCCTCGGTTTGGGGTAAATCATCAAGATCTACTTTTCCAGAGAACCATTTACGCAACCAACTACAAATCCAGGTTGCATAAGGAAGTCTACGAAGGACCCCCAACAAAGGTTCAATGTATCCCAACATTTTCTTAGCACCAAAAATTGGTGAAAACAACAGGAGACAAAGCGACAACAAACCGGTGGTAAACATACCCCACCTATTTGCATCCTTTCTTAACCCTTGGGGCTTTAAATCACCCAATGAAAGTGTATTTGACTTAAACAATGAAAAGAACATAAACAAAGAACCCAAGGACTGAACCAAGAGGGAACCGATCATATAATATCGATAATTTCGCTTAAATTCTGCAAACTCAGTTCCCATAAACATCTTTCCAGAGTTATACTCAGTAGCAAAGAAGTTTTTACCTCTTTGGTATTCCTTTTTACTAAATCTTACTAAAGATAAAAACACTTGAAATAACGTGTAAGAAACAAAAAGTCCAAAGAGAACACAAATTACCATCAACACGGTAAACACCAGATTATAAGTGGCTAAAGAATTAGCTATAATCAAATCAGCTTCTGGTGACGCTTGTGCTTGGTCAATTAATGAAAACAACATTAAGAATTTCGCAAAATCAATTATCACGCGACCATCATCAGTAACAACAGTACTGAACTTATAAAGTTGCTTCATCTTCTGCGGAGTAAACTCAGCAGGTAATCCTGCGAGATCTTCTGGACAAAAATTAGTATTAATAACGTGTTCATCAGAAGACTCTTCATCAGCTGGTAGTTGTTCCAGCATGCACACACAGTGTACAGATTGTCTATTGCAACTAGGGCAACATAATTCGATGTCTTGCACGGCGCTATCCGTGGCTTCGTAGGATACATGTTCCACTGCTCCTTGCTGGCAGTCAGTGGTCCCGTTAATTCGGGCAACCTCTCTCAAGGCCGTAAGCCGCTC